ATGAATCACACCATCGTTCCGCTGCCACGGGAGCAGTGGCAGGATGCGGTGCTTCCCATCGGGTACACTACAACCGAATATTATGATGTATCGCTCGAAAGAAGGTCGGATGGATTTGCGTTGTCCATTCTGAAAAAGCCGCTGGCGGAGCCAATCACCCGCACGCCGCAGGAGCACGATTTTCCCGACCGGCTGTTTGCTGCGCATTGGCAGGGCGCACGCGCCTGGGGAATCGTCGAAGACGGCAAACTGCTGGGCGCCATCGAGCTGTGTGCAGAGGAGTGGTCGAACCGACTGCGTGTCACCGAGCTTTGGGTGGACCCATCGCTGCAAAAGCAGGGCTATGGGCACGCCCTGATGGAGATTGCCAAACAACAGGCGCGGCTTGCCCGCCGCCGGGCGCTGATTTTGGAGACCCAGTCGGCAAACGCCAATGCCATCGGCTTTTATCTGCATGAAGGCTTTGGTCTGATCGGTCTGGATTTATGCTGCTACACCAACTGCGACATCCAGCGCAAAGATGTCCGGTTGGAGCTTGGGTGGTTCCCGCAGGATTAAGTAGGGAAACATCCAAACAAAAATGCAGTATTTTGTGTGTTTTTGCGCTTGTAATTCGGTGGGGAATCGGCTATGATAAGGAGGGGGAAGACCCGCCATCGGGCTTATCTGCCCAAAAAGGAGGCTTTTGGATGGACATTGTTTTGACCAGAATCCTGGAATGTATGGGAAACAGATATGGTGCAGGCAAGGACCTTGCCAATCACCTGGGGATTTCTGGAAATGTCATCACCAACTGGAAGAACGGCTCCAACCGTTCTTATTTGAAACACTTGCGGGAGATCGCCGAGTTTTATAACGTGTCGGAAAGTTATCTGCTGGGGAAAACCGACATCAAGAACCGTCCGCCGGAGCTGGATGACATGGCGGACATCCTCAGCGACCCGGATATTGTGATGTTTGCGCGGCACACCCAGAAAATCCCGCAGGCAGACCGCAAGCGTATCCTCGATAATTTTCGGGATACCATCGACATCTACCTGACCGCCATCGGCATCGACCCGAAGGAGGGCGAGGACACAGGCGGAAAGGAATAGCAAGCAGGAAATCTTTGCAGAAAGCAGGCGATTGACAGGTGCCCAATCTTCAGCGTGCCAATGTACTGGCAGTTAAACTTCTTCTTCGGCAGAGGATTACATCCCTGCGCACCGACCCGCTGCATTTGGATTGCAGCGGGCAGATCCTGGTGGATTCGGTGCAGCATTATGCCGAATGTGTCGGACGCTCCGCGGAGGATTTTATGGCTCAGAACAGCCGCGATTGTCAGGCGTATGCAGTGTATGGGCGGCATCTGATTTTATACAATCGGGAGGTGCTGTCCAGCTGCCGCAGGCGCTGGTCGATCGCCCATGAGCTGGGGCACATCTGCTGCCGCCACAGCTGTGACGGTGTTCGGGAGGAGGCGGAGGCAAACGCCTTTGCCGCTAGCCTGCTGATGCCGACGGCAGCGACAGGGGAACTGATACACCGCGGCAGACTTCGGGACGCAGAGGATATGTGCGACATCTTTGGTGTGTCCCTGCAATCGGCACAGCTGCGTATGCAGCAGCTTGAGCAGACGGGAACACAGCTTTCTGAACTGGAGGAGAGGCTGCGCCAGCGGTATCTGCCGGTGATTGAGGAGTATCTGGCAGCTCCGGTCATCACCCTGCCGCGCAGCCGTTTAGAACCGCCGCCGCTGCTGCTGTGAGCCATTGCTGTTGACAAACAAAAAAGGACAAGCCTTTTTAAAGCTTGTCCTTTTTCTTTTTTGCTGTTTCCAGACCCTGTAAGACCACATCCATAGCCTCTACCAGTCGCCGAAAGCGGGTATAGGTTGCCGAGCCTGATTTTGCGTGAGCAAGTCCGGTTTCACTTTTGCGTCGGATGGATGTGATTTGAATGAGTGCCTGTTCGATTTGCTGGCTGTCGGTGTTTTGTAGGATTTCTTTTGCAAGATACAGCGCTTGTAGGCGGTTGGTGTTCAAAGAGAGCTGAGAGGAGCCTTCCTTGAGTTTTCCTCTGACCTTTTCGCAGCTTGCAATGGAGGAGTCGATGATTTTTAAGGTGCTTTTTTGTTTGTCATCAAAAGATGGTTTTATGTTGGTCCTCCGGCGTTCCTTTGTGTTTGCCTGCTTTTTGATGGTGATGAAACGGCAGGCAGAGGGCATACTGTGCATACGAATGGGGAAGATGGAAAAATCCCTTTGATTTAAATAAAAAACAGAAACCCACAAAATTGGGTTTCTGTTTTTTTTGGCTGGGCTGGCGGGATTCACTCCGTTCCCCCTCACCTAAAAACAGTCCGCCGGACTGTTTTTCCCGCCGTTGCGGTCGGTTCGTCCGAATCCCTTTGATTTAAATAAAAAAACAGAAACCCACAAAATTGGGTTTCTGTTTTTTGGCTGGGCTGGCGGGATTCGGACCGGCTTTAAATCAACAGCATACAAATTGACTTGCTGTTTTTTGGCTTGATTATGCCGATTTTTTAGGGATTAAAAATCATATACGGATAAAAACCGCTCTATAAGTTGGAAAATCCACCATCAAAAACACCATCAAAATCAAGGGTTATTTCCCGAGAAGCTTATCAAATCGTTCCTGCACAAGCTGGGCTGTTAAGTCCATATCACCTTGTACCTCATGCCCGTACACACCGAAAGTATCCATGTTTTGAGAGTGCCCACCGGCGGATTTTACGAGTCCTTCCGGCAAGGCCTGCATCACCGAAAAAGATGTATGTCGGAGCTCATAGGGAGTTACCAGCGTGATATTATTAGATAGGCAGTATGAGCGCAAGCGTTTGCGGTAGGTATCTGTTACAAAGCCCGGGAAAAGCCATTCGGAATCTGATAAGGCAACTTGCTTGTCCCAGCACTCTTTCCCGAGTTCTGAGAGCTGGAAGGCGCGGACTGCGTTATCGTTTTTGCCTCTGGTGATTTCTTTCTCGCTATTGATGGAGCGCTGTACTCGCACAATATCGCCTACTCTATCAGATTTTTTAAGCCCTCCAACCTCGCCAGGGCGCAGACAATGGAGCACCTGGAGGCGGAAAGCGTAGATATACGGCTCAAGTACGCGCTGATTATTAATGATAGATGTATCAACGGAAAATAGTACCTTTAAATCATCAGGCTGCAAGATTTTCTTTTCCTGCCGCCCGGCACTTCTGGGGATATCGATATCTTCCGGGTGATAGGATGTTATCTGATTTTTGCGGCAGAATTTTAAAAAGGCTGCCATATCAGCGCGCATATTGCGTAGAGTTTTGTGAGATAGATTGCCTTTGGCATATGCATTGTTTATCACTTTTTGGAGGATGCCATCGTTTAGATCAAGGATGGAGAGGTTGCCGATAACCGGCAAAATCCACGATTCAAAGCGCCATTCTACTGTATGCCAATTTGCTTTACTGGTGCGGGCTTCTATGTCAATTTTAAAATCTTCGTACACATCTTTCACGCGCGACATAGGCGTAAGCTTTCCACATCCGGTGAGCCCTTCTATCTTTTCCTTCCAGGCGTTGATGGCTGCTGTGATTTCCCGCTCTGCTGTGGTAGCGCCTTTCTTTTTGCTGTAAAAGTTTTTCTTGAGATTATTGCAGTACGCAGTTTTCACCCAGCGCTGGTTCTTCTCGTCCCATACTGGCGGGCTAAGTTTTTTCTTTGGCATAAAAAATACATTCCTTTTGGGTATGCAGTTGCCAGCCCACCAAAAGAGTGCTATAATGATATTGGTATCTTATCATCATGCACGCTCCTGGTGGAGCAACCGAGCCGCTTTCTGTGTTGGCGCACAGAGGGCGGTTCTTTTTTTATTTAGTTTGTAATGTTTCCAAAATAGCTTTTGATCTGCGATATTGTTCAGCAGGTGGAGTTTTAATAAACTCGACTGTTTTATCGTAATTTTCTTTTACAACCTGTTCAATTTCTTCCAAAGTTACATAGAAAAATTCCCGTCGGGTATTTATCATGTTGAGTTTACGAGCCTCAAAAGCCTTGTGAAGTGCTGCTTCTAATTTTGGAGCATCTTCCGAAAAAATCATTGCATGAACATCGAATTTAAATGGAACAGAGGCATCTCCCAGTTCATCGACACGTTCCATCGGGTCTAAGCGGCGTGTCATACCGATTTTGTATATATTTTCTCCGAAAGCACCGATATTGGAAATGACATAAACATATCCGGCTTTCTGGTTTGCAGCGCGATAGTCTACATTTTCCAAAGATTCTTGAAGTTTTTGAAGTTGTTCTTCAACCTCCTGCTTTTTTTCCATGAGGTTATTTTTTTGCTCTTCCGACAAGGCGGATTCTAACTGTGTGTTTAATTTAGATAGTGCATTAGAATAATGCTGTTGTTCTTTTATGATATTTTTTCGTGCTTCTTCCAACTCTTTTTGAAGTTTTGCTTGTTCTCTCAATTCCTGACGAATACGCTTTTGTTCTTCTTTTTCATCTTGCTTTTTTAAGGCATATTCCACAGCAAGATGCAATTCAGACATTTTAAGTTCTAAATATGAAGAAGATATGCTGATTCGGTTTACTTCATTCAACTTATTTAAAGTTTCATAAGATTTCAATATTCTGCTACGCATACTTTCAATATTGTTGTATTTAACTCTATCAATAGCATTTTCGCAGTCTGTGTTGAAGCAACGCAGAATCATTTTAATATTATCGTTAGTCATTTTGCGCCCTTCTCTTTGACTACCGTTAACAGTCCAACCATCAAAAAAATTGACGGCAGATTTATCTTTTATCATAGCTTTTTGCTGTTCACGAATAGAGTCTATCCGAAGTTTATATATTTCGGAGGAAGAAAAATCATACATGGGCTGAAAAAGAGAATAAGATTGAAATAAAATTTCATCATCAAGTTCAATCAGCTCTTTCTTCTTCTCGGAAATGTCATTTTTAACCCCTTTTAATTTTTCCGAAAGTTTGTTTAACGATGCGGTTTGGATAGCTTCCTGTTCCTTTAGAGATGAAATTTTTGCTTCCAAAATTACAACTGTGTTATGTTCTGGAAGCAATTTTTCATTTAATTCTACAATGGTTTGGTTGAGAGTTTGGATTTCAGATTCATGTTTTTCTTTTAACTCAGTAATGGTTTGGTTGAGAGTTTGGACTTCAGATTCATGTTTTTCTTTTAACTCAGTAATGGTTTGGTTGAGAGTTTGGATTTCAGATTCACTTTTTTCCTTTAAGGAAGTCAATTCGTGGTTAAGAGAATCAATATTTTGTTCTGCTTCTTTGAGTTCTTTGGCAAACACTAAGCCTAAGAATGGCATACCGTTATCTCCTTCCGATTGACAAAAGTGCCAACCTATTACAATAATAAGAAAGATAGAATTTTTTCTCGTCGCCGCTTTCTGTGTTGGTAGCACAGAGGGCGGTTTTTTTTATCGTTTAGTTGTTTTGTAATTGCTCCAGAAGCTGGGTAAAACATCCAATATGGTGGGAAACAATGCGCTGGTAAATTTCAGCTGCAACATTTTCGTCATAGAGGTGTGCAGTCAGATTTCGGTCGTTGAGCAGGTGGACCCACTCCTGATCGTCTTTGATAAGCCCACAGGAGTAGGCTTCCCGCATAACCGCTTTGGGACTGTTGATTTCAGAATACCCTTGGTCGAGTAAAAATTCGCGTGTTGTTTTCCAGCTGAGTTCACAGGTAAATTCAAAGCGTTGAATGACCCCATCCCGTACGGTGTCGCTGTGGGTCCGGTCGTATTCTTCGATGGATTCCTGTAGGCGGGAGAGAGCTTTTTCAAAATTTTTCAGTTTGTCAGAGTAGGAGCCCATAATGATGACACCATCCTTTTGAATGTTTTGCAGCAGCGCAGGGCTGGTATGTTCGGTGATATGCACCAGGTCAAATTTGAGCAGGGTCTGAAGTTCTTCCTCGACCGCAAAGTAGAAGGAAGCCTGCTGCCTTTCGGGCATCCCATAGATGGCAAGGTCGATGTCGCTGCGGGGATGGTTGTCCCCACGCGCACGGGAGCCAAACAGGACAATCTTTGTGGCACCGTAGCGGGCGCCGAGCTGTGCGATCTGCTTTTGCAGAGCGGGGGAAAGGTCCATGAAATCATCTCCTTTCATTGACGATATGAGCGTCGTCCTTTGGCATGGGGATTGATTTGCCAATGTCGGCAATGTATTCTATACCATTCTCTGTGTTGATGCACGGAGGGGGGTTTTTATTTTGCAGCATATTCTATCAGAGGTAGTGGCAAACCGAGTATCTCCGCTATCTGAGCGGTAGTGCATCCATCATACTCCTCTGCCAGTACATCAGCAGGGTAGCAGAGACAAGCGGCAAACTTATCCGCCTCCTGTTCATATTTTGATTGCACATTATAAGTATGATTCGCCATAAACATTTTATTGAGGTGAGGGTGCAGGAAGATGTGTCCCAGTTCGTGGGCGCACACCCAACGCCGGTCTTCCTCACTGAGGGAATCATCAATATAGATGATATGGTTGCGCTTAATGTACTGGTGGAATCCTCGCACACCCTTTAACGGAAGCTCCACAACGATGTAGTCGAGATTTTCGGCAATTTTAAACGGGTCCGTTGTGCCGAATTTACGAATCAGGCTATTTGCCTTCTGCTTCGGTATCATGCTAATCTCTCCTATTAGTTTTTCCGATACTTTTTAGGGGTATATTTTTCTTTGTTTTTGAGTTTTGCCATCTGCAAACCCACTTCCATGGCGGCGAGGATGGATTCTTTAGCTTCGTCTGTCATAGGGTTGCCGTCAAACATTAGTCCCTCTTCGTTTTCAAGGGTTTCTTTTAATTGTCCTAGAGTTTTTGCAATATCGCGCTCATCCTTTTTATTAAGGGTGGGCGCTTTTTGTGTTTCTGGGGGTGTTTGTTCATCAGCGTGGGTGTTGCCCATCAGGTAATCGAGAGTTACTCCAAAGTAATCAGCAATCTTTTGCAGTTTGTCTTGCTTTGGTGTATAGGTTCCCTTCTTCCACTCGCTGAGGGTTGGCTGGGACACTCCTGTTTCCTTCGATACTTTATATGGAGTTACTCCATGTTGTTTGCAAAGTTGCGCAAAAATTTCATACATAGTTTGTCAACCTTTCACAAAGTTCAAAATACTTAAAAAATCTTAAGTAAATAGCCTTGACAAGTTAAGAAAACTGATGTATTATAGGGCTGTACTTAAGAAACCTTATAAAAACATCAAGTTTACTTTAGCTTTGTTTATTATTTATCGCAACTTAAGTATATAACAAAACTTAAGTAAACTCAACTAAAATAAACAACAAAGATATTTTTTTATAAGGCTGTCTGATAGTCATCTTATACAAACAAGAAGGGGAAGGGTCGTTTTTTGGCTATTTTGCCCCTAAACAGGAGGTGAATAAGAATGGAAAAACTCTATCGGTGTGAAGAAATTGCCAACAGATACGAAGTGCAAATCACTACTGTATACGATTGGATTCGCAAAAAGAATCTGCCTGCACTTAAGATTGGTAAAAGTTATATGGTGCAGGAAAGCGACCTTAAGCAATTTGAGGAAACCAGAAAAACAGTGAGATTAGGGTGTAGAAAGGAAGATTAGATGAACGACTTACAGATTTTCAATAATCCAGAATTTGGGGAAATCAGAACATTGGAGGACAAAGAAGAAGTTTTGTTTTGTGCCGCCGATGTAGCAAGGGCTTTAGGATACAGTAACCCAAGGGACGCTATCAGAAGGCATTGTAAAAAGGGCGTCGCGAAACACGACATCCTTTCAAACGGTGGGATGCAAAGCTTTTCATTTATTCCAAAAGGCGATGTTTACCGCCTAATAGCTCATTCTAAACTCCCAGCGGCAGAAAAATTTGAAAGCTGGGTGTTTGATGAGGTGCTTCCGACCATTCACAAGCACGGCGCATACATGACACCGGACAAGCTGGAAGAAGTGCTGCTAAAGCCTGATACCCTCATCCAGTTAGCGCAGAACCTCAAAGCCGAGCAAGAAAAGCGCAGGGCACTGGAAGTAAAAATGGAAGAACAGAAACCGAAGGTGCTGTTTGCAGAGTCGGTGGAAGCTGCAAAAACATCCATCCTGATTGGCGAGCTGGCAAAGCTGCTCAAGCAGAACGGTATCAACATTGGGCAGAACCGCCTGTTTGAGTGGCTGCGAAACAACGGCTATTTAATCCGCCGGCAGGGCAGCGACTACAATATGCCAACGCAAAGGGCGATGGAGATGGGGCTGTTTGAGATTAAAGAAACTACCATCACCCACAGTGACGGGCACATCCATGTAAGCAAAACCCCGAAGGTTACAGGCAAGGGGCAGGTGTACTTTGTAAATCTGTTTGTAAGCGGGAGGGCGAAGATTGATGCTTAATCTCTTAAAAGGCAAGATGGCAGAACGCGGATACAGCATCCAGAGGCTAGCCAAAGAGCTGGGAAGAAGTGCAGATTATGTATCGCAGAAACTTCGCCAGCCGTGGAAATTCCGAGTGTGCGAAGCTGCTAAATTGTGCATGCTGCTGGATATTGAGCTAGTGGAGATGCACAAGTACTTTGCAAGGGAGGATGAGTGATGCAAAAACCAAAGTGGCATCCAAAACTTGCCGAGAAAATGGAGGAAAACCGATACAACTCGCGGACACTTGCCGAGCCGCTATATCACTGCCAAGCAACGGTAAGCGGTTGGCTGCGAAACCCCGAGCGTGTGCCGGTAGTAGATGCGATTAGGATTTGCAAGCTGCTCAATATTCCGCTGGCGGAAATCGAGGAATATTTTACAAACACAAAGGAGAATCAAAAATGATTGGCATTACAGCATTTATAGGAAGTGCGCTGCTGTTTGGCGGCTTGATTTTGGCAGGGATTGCCGGATGGGTGATTGAGGTGATCTGCGCCCGGCAGGAATCCCGAGAAATCAAGGCAGAGATGCAGCGCAAGACAAGAGACGAGAGGCGAGCGGGATGAGAAGCGGACCCGAAAAGGTATACCGAGAAACCTGCGCGCACTGCCAATGGCAGGGGATGCCAGAGGAGTGTGCGGATTGTCCTACCAAGATTGCGTATGACTACATAGACGAGCGCAACGCCCGCATCTATTACACCGAGGTGCGGCATCTACATGAAAATTTCAGGTCCTCTTACCTGCGCCGGATGTGTATGGACATCAAGGGCGGGAGAGCCAGAGGCAAGGTATAAAAAAAGCCGCCGGCAGTGTAGCAGACTGCAAGCGGCAAAAGAAAGAATATCCATCTCCATCGTAGCAGAAAAGGAGAAGAAAATCAATGATAAAAATAAATGAGCGGTGGGGACAGCTGCAACTGGCATCCATCGGCATCCCGAAAGGGCGAGCGAGAGAATGGCTCGCTTATATGATAATGTGCGACCCAGAGCGCAAGCAGCCGATATGCAGGCTGTACGATAAGACAGCCGAGCAGATGGGCGTAAGTACAAGCACGGTTATCCGTGTGGTTGAGCAGGCTATCAGCAGGATGTGGAATTTTCCTACATCTACCACAGAATCGCTGTTTTGCATCCGGCTATGCCGCAAAAAGCCCGGCGTCAGATGTTTTGTCAATCGGTTTTGCGATGTAGTAATGGCGCCGAGACTGGAGGAGGAAAGGCAATGGACAAATCAATAGAAAACGGCATGATTGTAGGCGCTGAACGCCACGACCCGCAGTGCCAAGATGTAGAGTGCAGCCGATGCGATACGTGCGACCAGTGGGTGCCGGATACCGAGATTGCGGTTTTTGGCAATGGCGACAGGGTGTGCAACGATTGCTTACATGATTATCTGGAG